GCCACGGTCCAGAGCCGAACGCCGCGTCGCAATCGCTTGCCCGCTATGGTGGCGTCGACATAGGTCGGCCCCGTCACCGGGCTCGAGCGGTTGAAACCCTCCAACCCTTTGACCGGTGCCACCTGTGCAAACCCAACCTGCCGCGACCAGGCGTAGACGGCACTGGTTTCGAAGCCAGAGTCGATGGCGAGCCGGGCAATGGTCATATGCGTGCCGCTGGCATGCGCCCACGTCTTCCCGAGCAGATCGGTCAACTGCCGCCAGCACGCCGGATCACCGGGCCCGCCCTCGATCACGACGTGGTCGACGAGCCAGCTTTCCAGACCCCGACCCCACGCCCAGACATCGACCTCGATCCGGTCCTTCTGCACGTCGGCTCCGGCGGTCAGGAACAACCCGCCCGCTGGCACCGTGCCGGATTTCCAGCGCTCGCGCCGGTCGTAGAGCCTTTGCCAGTCGGGGGCTTCGCCGGTCTCGACCCAAGTCTCGCCAAGGATCGTGTTGCGGAAGGCCTTGATCGCCTCGTCCGACCCTAGGGCCGCTTCCCATGACCGCACGATCCGCTCCCAACTCAGCCAGCCGATCGGCGAGTACAGCGCCGAGAGGTGATACCCGACCGTGGTCGGATCGGCGGCAGTGGCGGTCGCCCGCCATTCACCGCCCTCCAGCATTGCCGTCTTGTTGTGTTCACCAATGGGCTGGTCGCAGCCCTCGCAGTGATATTCCGCTGTTTCCGGCCGCCCCTTCTGCCAGCGCAACCGGTCGAACTTCAGCCATTGCGCATAGCCGCAGTGCGGGCACGGCACGAAATACCTTCGCTGATCGCTGGCTTCATATTCCCGCTCGATCCGGCTCAGACCCCGGATGGTGGGCGTCGAGACAAGAAAAACCTTGCGCCGGTGCGCGAAGGTCAGCGACCGGGCCTCGGCCAGCGTCACCGGATCGCCTTCCTCGTCGGCGGACGCCGGATAGGCGTCGACCTCGTCAAGAAAGATGTAGCGCGCCGGGGTCGACCGCAGCCCGACCGCCGAGTTCGCGCCCGTCATGATCAGGATGCCACCCGCGAATTCCTTCGACAGCATCGTGTTGCCCGCGTCGCGTGACCGGGCCGGTTTGATCCTCTCCCGCAGGTCGGGGCTTTCGTCGATCAGCGGGTCGATCCGCTGGCGCGAGTTGCGCTTGGCCAGTTCCACCGTCGGCTGGACCGCCAGCATCGGCCCTGGTGCCTGGTGGATGGCGAACCCGATCCAGTTGTTGCCAGCCTCGGTCGCGCCGACCTGTGCCGCCTTCATGAACACGATGCGCTGCATCTCGTCGCCGGGCGACAGCCGGTCCATGATTTCGCGCATGTAAGGCGTGCGCGCGGTGCGATACCGCCCCGGTTCCGCCGAAGCCCGGCCCGACAGCATCCGGTGCCGGTCCGCCCATTGCGAGACCGTCAGATCGGGATCAGGCGTCAGCCCCGCGCCCCAGATGCGCAGGATCTCCGCTGCGCCGTCGAAATCGGTCAGACCGTCTTCGTCAACGGAAATCAGGCCGGACCTCGGCAAGTTCGTCGAGGTGGGCGCGTACATGTTTTTCCAAGGCCTTCTGCATCGCGGCCGGTTCGACCCCCAGTTCCGCTGCCATCAGCGCAGACGAGCGCGCGGGCCAGTTCACCCATGCGTCCCGCACCTCCCGCGCCAGCCGGAACACCAGCGACAGCGCCCGGGCCCGCTCGATCAGCTCCCCCTTCAGCTTTTGCAACCGGATCCGCCGCTCCTGCGCCTTCAGCACCTCATTGGCGGTTTTCGCCTGCAGGTAGGTCGTGCCCCCGCCCACCGCAGGCACCGCCAGACCCTGTTCGCGCAGGGTGTCGCCGACGGCGGCAACGGCGGCCTCGGAAACCGGCTTCAGCTTCGGTTCGGGCGGTTTCCTGGTCTTCGACGGATCGGTCGTTTCCGCCCGGCGCACATCGCTGGCCCCGGCATCGATGCTGCCATCGGCAAACAGCACCAGCCGTTCGGCAGTCTTCGCCTTCTGGATCGCGCCCCGCGACAGCCCGACATGCGCGGCATACTGGCGCTCGCTCACGCCCTGCATTGGCAGCTCCGATTGTCATTCAAAAACATGCGCTTATGAAGTTGAAAAGCGTCGCAAACAGAGGGAACGTGATCTTGCACCAACGCACCCGACCCGGAGAAAACGCCATGACCCTCAAGACCAAACCCGCCCCAGACGCCCTCCTGCTGGAGATTGCGCAGAGACATTTCCCCAACATCGAGACGCTGGAAACCCGCAACAGCGACGGCCTCGATTTCCACGATGTCGCCGTCTGGGCGATCCGCAGCGCGCTGGAAGCAGCCTACGAGGCCGGGCGCATCGCTGGTTCCAAGGCCATGTTGGCCGCAGCCACCCATCGCTGAAGGAGGGACGAGTCATGACCATGGCAACCACCACGATCCGCATCGACATCGCCACACTGCCCGACCATCTCGACCGCAGCCGCCCCAGCGTGGTGGCCGAGGTCGTTGAAGCCGCGCTGCGTGAAGGCGGGATCAATGCCGATTGTTCGGACCTGTTCTCGCACCTGAAGATCGACCTGCCGACCGCGCAACTGGCCGCTGCCAGCGCGGTGCTGGTCGATCTTCAGCTGATCTGAGGCTGCACCATGAGCACTCGCGCGCAGATCGCCATCCAGATGCGCCCCGAGGAATGGGCGCATGTCTATGTCCATTTCGACGGCTATCCCGCCCACATGCTGCCCGCGCTGGCGCGCTGGAAACCCGAGGATATCCTTGCAGCCCGAGAAATCCGGCAGGTCCGCGCCGACGAGATCGAAGCTTTCGAGAAGCCCCGCGACCCGGTGATCCTGTCGCGCCCGACCTGCCAGTTCTGCCACCTGTACATCTGGCAGGACGGCACATGGACCGAACTCGGCCCCGAAACCCACGCCCCCGAAGGAGCGGCCCCATGACCCTGACCCTCAACTGCTTTTCCGAAGGCGAAACCCTCGACGAGGTCATCCGCCGCGAATGCGCCATCGGGTTTGACCTTCGGTTTTGCCGCAGCGTCGCCGTGTCCGAGCACGACCGCGACACCGAAACCTGCGACCCCACCGAGGCGGAATTCGCCACGATCTATGCCCTGACCGATCTGGGCGAAGCCATCGCCATCCATGACGCCGACTTGACCAGCGCCGGGGCTGACGAAGTGGCAGCCGTCGCCCGCGCGCTCTTCGTGGCGATTGCCAATGCCCGCCGCGACCCGCCCGACGCGGCCCAGCGTCATGAGGCTGAACAGGCCGCGCTGATCGATCCGGATCGGATCGCTTGAGCCAAGACGGCGCGATCATAAAGCCATGATATTGCTCATAATCACCTAGGATTTTCCCGCCACCAGAGATGCCGTAATGGGCGAGTCGCTCCCGGACCCGGCGTTGTGCTGCGTGTTCCGTCCAATACGGGCTATTGTCCTGTCAGAGCCGACCATTCCGGTCGGCTTCAACGATCCGAACGGGGGGAAGAGACCATGGATCATTTTGTTGGCATCGACGTATCACTCGAAAGCTGCGCCGTTTGTGTCGTGACCCAGTCAGGCACCGTGGCGCGGGAAGCAAAGATTGCCTGCGAACCCGAGGCACTGATCGCGTTCCTGCGCGCAATGGATGTGAGCATCACCGGCATCGGGCTCGAAGCCGGACCTTTGTCGCAATGGCTGCACCGGCATCTGTGCGCGGCAGGGCTGGAGGCGGTGTTGATGGAGACGCGCCAGGTGAAAGGCGCATTGAAGGCCATGCCGATCAAGACCGATCGCCGTGACGCGCTCGGTATTGCCCAGCTGATCCGCATGGGCTGGTTCCGCCCGGTGCATTGCAAGTCGGTCTCGGCGCAGGAACTCCGGGCGCTGCTCGGGGCGCGCCGGACGCTGCAGAAATCAATGATCAGCATCGAGCTGTCGATGCGCGGCATGCTGCGCGGGTTCGGCCTCAAGCTCGGCCAGATCACACGGCGGCGGTTGCCGGAGCGCGCCCGCGAACTTGCGGACGGCAACGAGATGCTGACGGCGATGGTGACCGCGATGCTGCGCGGCCACGCCGCCCTGCGCAGCGAACTCGCCAAGCTCGAGAACCGGTTGCGCCGGATCGCACGGGCAGACCGTGTGTGTCGGCTGATGATGACCGTTCCCGGAGTCGGCGCCGTGGTGGCGTTGCAGGTCAAGGCAGGGATCGATGATCCCGCCCGCTTCCGATCCTCGAAGATGGTCGGCCCGCACTTCGGCCTGACACCGCGACGGGAGCAGTCCGGCGAACGCGACGTGGTGGGGGCCATCAGCGCCGCTGGCGACCAGAACGTGCGCACGGCGCTGTTCCAGGCGGCGACGGTGATGCTTTATCATTCGCAGACTAAGAGTCTGATTCAAAACTCAGCGAGCGTTTTCAGTTCCTTGCAAGATGGCGGGTGACGCGTCGGATGTGGGCGATGAGCACCCAGGCCTCTGCGCTGGCGATGGATTTT